ATTGCCGTGTCCGAGGATGGTGATGTGGCCACCCTGGCTCGCATTCACGACAGCGTTGCCACCCAGTACCCCGAGTTCGCTCTGACCGCTGCGTTCGTCGAGAAGTTGGCGCGGCGCTTCAAGGTTCCGCACAAGGCGGCATAACGGAGGACCCCTGATGTACCCGCACCAGAAGACCAAGATCTCGACTCTCGAAGAGGACTTCAAGAGTCTCGGACTCGACCCCGACAAGTCGCTCGACACGATCGATCGGCAGCACGCGCTGGTCGAGCGCCGCGTGGGGACGATGAACGATCCCAACGTGTCGGGTGGTGAGCCCCCCGTCCTGGACGTTCCAGGCGTCGACGGTCCATCCAACCTCGACGAGGATGTCGAGACCGATCCGGATGATGTCGATGCGTTCCTGAACTCCCTGACCGAGGACGAGGACGACGTCGACACCGAGGACAAGCCCGACGCGAAGACCGAGGAGGACGACGACCAGGAGGGTCACGGCCTCTCCGAGGAGATCATGGCCCTCCTCGACGAGGAGTACGAGCCCCTGCTCGACATCTCCGACATCGACTCCGCCAACAAGGAAGAGGCGTTCAAGGCCGTCCGGAAGAAGATCCGCAGTGCCTCCGACAAGCTTCGCGCCCGCCTGAAGCGACGCAAGAGCCGCTCGAAGAACCGGCGCCGGTCCAAGAAGTACCGGGCGAAGAACCGGATGAAGATCAAGCGCCGCATGAAGCGGAAGCTCCAGAAGTTCGGCCGCGCCGGCCTGGCGAAGCTTCACAAGATGAAGAAGCGCGTCGTCATGGCGGACCGCGAGGAAGATCGCAGCGACTACGACGCGCTCCGCGAGGATCTGCTGTCGCTGACCGAGAGCCGCGACGACGTGCCGAGCACCGGGGACTACCTCGGGCCGTTCGAGGAGGCCGCGTTCAGCGCTGGTTACCTCGCGATGCTCATCGCAGAGCACTTCGACGCGATGAACGACGTCGAGGCCGGTGACGCGCTCTTCGATCTCAGCGAGAGCGCTGCCGACCTCTGTGAGGACCTCGAAGGCATCATGGATGCCGACGACCTCAGCGAGGAGAACGACGCCAAGCTTCGCTCCCTGGTGGAGGGCGTCATCAAGGGCCTCCGGGTCTACGAGAGCATCGGTGCTCCCGGCATCCAGGAGTGCTTCGAGTACGGAGAGGCCACCCTCCAGGAGGGCTGAGCCGAGCCGAGGTGCTCGTACCCATCCACACGCTCCTCGAAGGGGCACGCAAACGGAGAACAGCCTATCGAAGTGGAAGACGCGAACTATTGGGGATCGATGAGTTGGTCCGAAGCGTGGTGCCCAAGCCCAAGCGGAAGAAGCCCAAGGAGAAGACGGGCAGACTCATCAAGCGAACCCCATTCGCGTCCAAGCAACGGTGGCGGGTGTACTGAACATGGCTGATCTACTCATCGAGCACATGCCCTTCCAGATGCGACTGGAGGAGGCCGAAGACGGCAGCGGCAAGGTCATCGCTCGCGGGCAGTTCGCCCGCAGCGACAAGCCGACGGCCAACAAGCGCCTCTACAGGGAGCACCTGTGGCGTCGTGAGTTCGGAAGGCTCAGCGAGTCCATCAAGCACCGTAGGTGCATGGGCGAGCTGGACCACCCGGCCGATGGTCGCACCAAGCTCCAGCGGGTCAGTCACGTCATCACCGGCCTCAAGATCGAGGGCAACGAAGTCATCGGCGAGGCGGAGGTTCTCGACACGCCCAACGGCCGCATTCTGAAGGCGCTCATCAAGGACGGTGTCCAGGTGGGCGTCAGCAGCCGCGGCTACGGATCGGTGAAGTCGACGGCCGATGGCATTCAGGAGGTCCAGGAGGACTTCCGGCTCGACACCTTCGACTTCGTCGCAGACCCGGCCACCTCGACCGCCTACCCAGGCATCTTCACCGAGGAACGGCAGCACATCGCAGAGGCCGAAGAAGAGATGACCCTGGAGATGCTCAAGGAGTTCTATCCGGGTCTCGTCGAGGAGGCCGCCAGGTCCCTTCCTCTGATGGAATCCTCGCCCGAGCTGGGCAAGGCCATCGTGGAGGCTGAGCAGCGCACGGAGGATCGTCTTCGTGAGCAGTTCGCCATCTCTCTTCGTCGCTCCCTGGAGAAGCTCGAAGAGGACGTGAGAGATCGCGTCCGCCTGGAGCTGGCCAAGGACAGCCGGGCCGTCGAGGCCGAGATGCTCGTCGAGCGCATCTACGGCATGGTCAAGAGCTTCGGCGGATCAGACGGCGGAGAGTCGCAGGCCGAGCTGGAGGAGCTGCGCACCCGCATCTCCGACAAGGAGCTGGAGAACCAGAAGCTCTCTCGCGAGGTCCAGGAAGCCAAGAAGCTGGCCCGAGAGGCGGCGTACAGCCTCTACCTGGAGCGTCAGGTGTCCGGTCATCCGGCGCGCAAGGCCATCATCGAGCTGGTGGGCAAGGTCGACCAGTTCAAGAGCCGAGACGAGCTTTCCGAGCGCATCGAGAAGGTCAAGGAAGAGCTGGACGCACGCGGAGTGCGTGACGAAGGTTCGGCGACCTCCGAGGAGCTTCAGCAGGCCGAGGAGACCATCGAAGAGCTTCAGACGATGGTCCGAGAGAAGGACGAGTCCCTCAAGGAGTCCAAGGACAAGCTCCGCAAGACCGAGGGACTGGCTCGTCGTGCCGTCGAGGCAGTCGAGCAGCTCGAAGTCAACCTTCACGTCGAGCGGTCGATCAATGGATCCGACCCGAAGCTCAAGAAGAAGGCGGAACGCGCACGCTCTCTCTGCGAAGGAGCCACCTCCATCGAGGAGGCGGATCGCAAGCTGAATGCGCTGACCGAAGACCTCGAACCCGATCTGCCCAAGCCGCGGCGGCTCGATGAGGACGAGGCAAAGAGAATCCGTGCGCGTGCAGCGCACAAGGGGAAGGAGCGCGACCTCCACGAGGACACTCATGGGTCGCAAACTCCGGGGAAGAACGGTTCCGATGGTCCGCCCATCTTGGAGTCGTTCGGACTCGGTGGAGATGAGTTCGACAGGCTGGCGGGGGTCGAGAAGCCCTCCTGACCTGGCCTGGGTCAGACCGAAAAGTTGAATCAACTAGCCACGTCAGATACAGGCCAGTAACAGGCCGAGGTTTCGGAGGAAACAAATGGAAGCGCGACACATGAGCCCGGACGCCACTCGCGGGACGATTCAGGACGAGTCCTACGCTGCTCTGTTGGAGCAGAAGTGGGGACGGTTCCTGAAGGGCGGCAACGATTCTTACACCCGACGGGTGATGGGGATCCTTTTCGAGAACCAGTTCGGCGACATGCGTCGGCAGCTCACCGAGGACACCCTCGCCACGAACGCGGGGCAGTACACCAAGTACATCTTCCCGGTTCTGCGGCGGGTCTTCCCGAACCTCATCGCCAACGAGGTGGTCTCGGTCCAGCCGATGACTGCTCCGGTCGGTGCGGTGTTCTTCTTCGAGTACAAGCACGGGAAGAGCAAGGGCGGCACCACGGCTGGCTCGAACCTCATCCAGAACTTCGACCCGAACTACTCCTCGGAGTTCGTCGAGGGCGAGGTCCTGGCTCTCCCGGACGGCACCAACTTCGGTGGTGTCGGCAACGCCCTGAACCGCATCCTCCAGTACACCCCGGTTCGTCCTCTCGACGCTGACGCTGGCGTCTCCGTGGTTCTGGAGGACCAGGACGCGGACGGCACGGTCGTGCAGACGGCCACCGACGACGGGAGCGGCGGGTTCACCGGCGACACCTCGGCGGGTGCCATCAACTACTCGACCGGTCAGATCACCGGGTTCCTGTTCTCGGCGGCTCCGACCTCCGGTGCGGGTCGCCAGATCGTGGCGAACTACTACTACGACTCCGAGGCGAACAAGCAGACCCCGGACGTCTTCATCGACATCGACTTCGAGACCATCCGGGCCACCACTCGGAAGCTCAAGGCTCGGTGGAGCGCCGAGGCCGCGGACGATCTCCGCGCCTTCCACGGCATCGACGCCGAGACCGAGCTGGTCGCGGGCATCTCGCAGGAGATCGCCCTGGAGCTGGACCGAGACATCCTCGACCAGCTCTTCCAGGCCAGCTCCGGCATCACCCAGACCTTCGACTTCACGGTGCCTGCCGGCATTTCCGAGGTCGACCACATCCGGAGCTGCCTCACCCGCATGAGCGGCGTCAGCTACCAGATCCACAAGCAGACCCTTCGGGCTCCGGCGAACTGGTTCGTCACCTCGCCCGAGGTCAGCGCCAAGCTGGTGCAGCTCCAGAGCCACTCGGACTTCCGTGCGGCCTGGGTCAGCTCCCCGCAGACCACCCAGGGTCCCTTCGACGGCACCGTCGTTCCCCCGAGCTACGGCCCCATCTCCAGCCACCAGGGCATCCTGAAGCTGGGCATGCTGGCCAACAAGTGGTGGGGCTACCAGGACCCCTTCTTCGGGTTCAACCAGATCATGCTCGGCCTCCGCGGTCAGAGCTACCTGGACGCCGGCTTCGTCTTCTCTCCCTACGTGCCGCTCCAGATGACCCCGACGTTCCTCGACCCCGAGGATCAGACCTACCGCAAGGGGATGCGGACCCGCTACGCCACCAAGCTCCTCCGGAGCGAGTGGTACGGCCGGGTCACCATCACCGGCGGTCTCTGAGGTCGAGCGAGCGAAACTACATAGCCGGGGTCGGCCGCTTGAACACTCGGCCCCAAAGGAGATGAACTGAGACGGGAGGGCCGGAAACGGCTCTCCCGTTTCGTTTTTGGGGTACCATCGCCGTACCCTCACTCTTCAGGAAGGACCAAAGGATGTCAGTCAAGCGATACAAGAAGCACCCCAACTTCATGGGGAAGTACCTGGTGCTCAACGCCAACGGAGGAGACCGTCGTGTCGAGGATTACGACGTGCTCCAGGGCCAGCAGTGGGCTCGATTCGTCGGCATGGGCTTTCTCGTTCCGTTCGAGGACGAAGAAGTCACGGAGGCCAAGGCTCATAGGGATCCGGATCCCAAGGTGGACACCTCCGATGACCCGGATGTCACCCCGCTGACCGAGGGCTTCACCAAGGAGGAGCTGTACTCGGTGGCTCAGCAGGTGGAGCTGGACGGGCGATCCTCGCTCGACGAGACCGAGCTGGCTCTCGCACTCTCGAAGAAGCTCGGAAGCGTCGAAGAGGTCGCGAGCCAGGCGGAGGCGCTCAAGGAAGCGGCGAAGCGAGAAGAAGAAGCCGAGGCGAAGGACAACTCCACGAAGTCTCCAGCCGGCAAGGCCGCGAAGCAGCAGGACAAGTCCAAGGCCGGCAAGACCAGCACCAAGGCCGACGCGGACAAGAAGGCTGACGACGACAAGTCCAAGGCCGACGACAAGAAGTCCAGCAAGGATAAGTGAGGGCGCAGGAGGGTTGATCCGTGGCGGCAGTCAGCGATCCAAAGACCAAGGACGAGGCGATTGCATGGGCTAAGCGAAAGCTCGGCTCAGGCACCGTCGTCCTGGAGATGTCGCCAGAGGCGGCTGAAGACGCGTTCCACGACGCCATTCGCTGGTACGTGGGCCGCAAAGGGATCAAGAGGTACGCGGTTCAAAACCTCGTGCCTGGTGTCCAGGAGTACGAAGGCCCAGAGGACTGCGATGAGGTGCTGGATCTCATCTTCCCTGGGGTGCAGCTCGACATCATCGCCGCGGTCAACCCCTACGCCTTCATCGATGTCGACCAGCTCCCGGTCGCCTACCAGTCCATCACTGGCGTACCTGGTGGTCAGTTCTACGGGACGCTCCACCAGATCCTTCAGCACGCAGAGACAGCGCGTCGCGTGGTCGGCAGCGAACCCGCATGGGAGTACGACCATGCCACGAACATCATCCGCATCGCCCCTCGGAACCAGAGGTCTGGCACCGCTGTGATTCGCTACGCGAGCACCGTGCTGGTGGCGGAAGACCCGGCCGAAGAATCGGAGCCAAAGAACGATTTCCGAAGGCTCCGGTTCAGGGATCGAGATCTCATTCTTCAGATGACGCTTGCCGAGATGAAGTACCGTCTCGTGCGCTCGCGCGCGAAGTATTCGGACGGCATGCCATCGGCCGGCGGCAACAAGATGATGGACGGCGAGAGCTTGCTCGGTGAGTACCAGCAGGACGTGGAGCGACTCACCATGGAGCTGATCAACCTCTCTGACCCCGTACCGTTCATCACGGGCTGATCATGCACTCGGTGGACAGCATTCTCCGTGTTGGCGCAGCCTCTCTTCTTCGTGAGGCCGACAAGGACGACATCAAGAAGCTCAAGAAGGGCTCTCCCGCAAGGAAGAGCATGGAGCGCGAACGTCAGGAGAAGGCCGCCGAGAAGAAGAAGGACCCACAGGAGCGGCGCAAGGCTCTGGACAAGGTCCAGGCGAAGAACCAGGGCAAGAAGCCCCGAAGGAAAAAGCCCGAAGAGTCCGACATCAACAAGGCCCGGAAGAAGCGAGCCAAGAAGGGCAAGGCCAAGAGCCGAGGCATTCTTCGGAAGAGGGCAGGAGAGGCCGAGAAGGAGCGGCTGAAGCGGGTTCGATCCTTCCGAAAGGGAAAGGGCCGTTTCAGGCCCAAGGGTCCGGCGCGCACCAAGGACGGCAAGAAGAAGGTCGACCAGGTACCATCGCAGCTCGCCCACTGTATGTTGGCGATCCGCTTCAAGCGTCGAAAGAGCACCAAGGCGGCCTGGAACATCTGTCGCTGGAGCCTGACGAAGCACGGGTACCTCAAGCCCCCTTACTCGGAGAAGGGGAAGGTTCCCAAGGCGACAAGGCAGACCCGAAAGGGTGTGAGGCGATCGATGCAGCACTCGCAGGAGAAGAAGCCCCTGGGAGGCGGCGTGAAGGGCGGCGGCGCACGGAAGTACGACAAGTTCAGCCGCATGTTCAAGGCCATCGAGAAGGACGTCTGAGATGAGCTACCACGATGACAAGGGTCGCTTCTGCGAGCCCGATCGCGCGAAGACCGTCTCCAAGGACGGCGAGCACTACAAGGTCGTGCGTCAGCTCCGCAAAATGGGTCCCAAGAAGAA